CGTATCTGAAACTGAAATGGATGATTACAAAGTAAATCAAATCTTTGTAAACAACGGAACTCTTGATGATTTATCTGCTCTTGTTAGATCTCGCATGGCGGGTTTGCTTGTATGACCTTTACGGGAACCCTTCTCCCTTATCAACCTGAGGCAGTAGCTAAAATGTGCGAGCGCGCTAGTATGCTTGTTGCCTATGACCTTGGTTTAGGGAAAACCGTTATTACTATAGCCGCATTAGAGCAGTTAATGGATGAGAACAAAATAACAGAACCAGGGCTTATAATTTGTCTATCTTCATTGAAATATCAATGGGCTAATCAGATTGAGAAATTCACAGATGGTACTTCAAACGCTTTGGTTATTGATGGAACGCCAAAGAAAAGAACAGAGCAGTATGAACTTGCAAAAGATTGGCGAAACTCAGGGGTCGACTACATCATACTTAATTATGAGCAAGTTGTTAACGACTGGGAGCACATCAAAAACCTCCCAAGAGGATTTGTCGTATTAGACGAAGCTACAGCTATTAAGTCTTTTCGTTCTAAACGTTCTAAAACAGTTAAGCGTTTAATCTACACCCCTTATCGTTTTGCTCTCACAGGTACACCCATTGAAAATGGTAAACCAGAAGAGCTTTACTCTATTATGCAATTTGTAGATCCAACTGTATTAGGTCGTTTTGACATTTTTGATTCTGCTTTTATTGTTCGTAACAACTGGGGCGGGGTGCAACACTACCGAAACTTGTCTACTCTTCATGTTAAAATGAAAGAAGCGTCAGTCCGTAAAGCTCAAAAAGATCCAGATGTTGCTCCTTATCTTCCAGATACTATTCACCAAGACCCCATTAAAATCACATTAGATAGAAAGACTTCTAAACTCTACAGCCGTATTGCTTTGGATCTTATAGAGGACTTAGATGAAGCTCAAAGTTTATTTGGTTCTACTTTTAATATACTTACACATTATGGGCAAGAGGGATCTAAAGGCGGCCCAGAGGATGAGATGCGTGGCAAGATAATGTCTAAGATTGGCGCGCTTAAAATGCTCTGTTCACACCCAGACCTTTTGATAACCAGTGCTCAAAAGTTTAATCAAATGAACGGCTTAGGTTCAGCTTATATATCTGAGTTAGTAGATAGTGGGGCTTTAGAAGGAGTAACTTCTTCGCCTAAACTTGACTATTTAATACAATATATAAAAGACTTTCTAGAGCAAGATGAAGCTAATAAAGTAGTTATATTTGCTACCTATGTAGATATGCTAGACAAGATTGCTGAAGCTTTAGGGCCAGAGCAATGCCGTTTGTATTCAGGTAAACTAAATGCTAAAACTAAAGAGGAGAACAAAATTGCATTCAATACTGATGTTTCTGTTAGGGTTCTTATCAGCTCTGATGCTGGGGGCTATGGTGTGGACTTACCAGCAGCTAACCTACTGGTCAACTATGACCTACCTTGGAGTTCAGGCACCGCTGTTCAAAGAAATGGAAGAATAAAACGTGCCTCTTCTACATGGCCTTCTATTGTAATAACTGACATCCTTGTAAACGGTAGCATTGAGCAGAGACAGTGGGAAGCGCTTCAACAAAAGAATGCTTTAGCAAGCGCAGTCATTGACGGTGAGGGTATTGATGAAAACGGTGGAATTAACATGAATGTAGGCAGTCTTAAGCAGTTTTTGAGTGCGGCTATCATATAAAATTATAGGATGCCTAACGCACCTAAGACCCCTACGCGCACCATACGCGTCTCTGACGACCTATGGAAGGCCGCTCAGAAAAAAGCTGCCCTAGAGGGTGTCAGTATTACCAGCGTCATTATTAAAGCTCTAGAGGAGTATTTGACAAAGGAATAGAGCGGTACTAGATTCTGCTTTATACCAGGGGAGAATATATGGATATCGCATCTACAGTACGTCAATACCTAAGCCTTAAAGATGAGGCTGCTTTACTTACTAATCGCACCGAACAACTAAAAGAACAACTTCTTGCTGCAGTCGAACAAGAAGAGCCAGACGATAGAGGCCATAAAAAACTAATAGTTGAAGACAAAATTAAAGGTGAAGTTACTCTTACAAAACAACGCAAAGTATCTAAAACTTTAGATATGAATATCGCAGAGGACATACTTACCGCTAAAGGTATTAAAGATAAATGTCTTAAAATGGTTCCTGTATTAGATGAGTCTGCAATTATGTCTTCTTTTTATGAAGGTCTTCTTACAGAAGAAGATATTGATGCCATGTTCCCTGCTAAAGTTATTTATGCTTTTTTGGTAAAATGACAGAAGATTTAATAGATTCAATGTTTAGTGACGTTGACCAATACTACCCAGGTAGTAAGCGTAAACGTAAGCCAATAGTGGCTAAGAAGCCCGAGGTAGAGCCTGACCTTAATTGGGATGCAAAGCCTATAAAGAAAGCATTACCCAACGGCAGAGACCTTGAAATGTTTACTATTGGCGCACTAGCAGCCGCGTTAGGTAGGCCTGTAATAACCATACGTGCATGGATTAAAGAGGGCTACCTACCAGTTGCACCTTATAGACTTCCTGCAACAAAGGATGTCAACGGTAAGGACCACCAAGGGCGCAGGTTATACTCGCGCACAATGGTAGAAAGAGTTGTAGAGATACTAAAAGCCGCTGGACTTCTTGAAGTAAAGCGTATAGAATGGTCCCTACATCGAAAGGTCAGCAATGACATAGCCGAGGCATGGACGCAAATCCGTGCAGATGAAACCAAACAATAACAACAATATATAAAGGATGATACAAATATGTCGGTAAATAGAACAGACGAATACCTGCCAGAGCAAGATGAATTTGCTATGACAGAAGCTCCAATCACAGCGCGCCCAGTGCAGACCACAAGTTCTGCAGTAGCATCAGGTTGGGAAGCCGCTAATAAAACAACAACAGGAATGTACCCAACTGATTTTAAGTTTGGCGATGCTCCTCAAATCATTAAATTCATTGACCCTAACGGACCATTTGCCGTTTATCGTCAACATTTCTTGTCACAAAAGACAAGCGGTCAACGCTCTTACATTTCATTGGGTGCAAACGACCCACTATGTGTAAAGCTTGGCAGTAAGCCAGAGCTTAAGCGCGCATTTAGCATTATCAATTTGAGTGCAGTAGGTGGCCCACGTCGTGAGCGCCTTATTGCGTCCCCTCGGTTGTACGATGCGCTACACGCAGCAGAGTTTTCACCTCAAGGCCCACTAACTAAGAACTACTGGGCTATCTCACGTTCAGGAAAGATGCAGACAACTATGTATCACTTGAACGCAGTTAAGTCTCGTGACCTCGTAGAAGATTGGGGCATGACAGACATTGAGGCTATTGAAAAGTCAATCGTTGACATTCAGCCGTTTACAAGCGCTGACTTAAAAGAACCAACTTGGGAAGAATTAGAGGCCGTAGCAGCTTCGCTTAATCCTGCATTCTAACCAAACAACTAGAACGCTAAAAGGTCAGGTGCTACCATCCCCTGCATCTGGCCTTTTAGCTTTATATTGGGGATAACATTTGAATATTATTACAACTAAAGAGCAACTTAATGAAATGGTTACTTATTATTTAAGTCAAGACGCATTTGCTTTTGACGTAGAGACAGTAGGAACTCACCGCGGAACGCCTGCGGTTAACGAGGTGCTGTGGATATCTTTTGCTACTCATGGTCGTGGAGATGTAGTTCCTATGGGACATCCTAATGGCGATTTTGTAGAATTAATTAGACCACTTACTGGTGTGGGTCAAAAACGAATAGATGCTGGTCTTGCTATTAGAGATACCGATTATTCCGCAGATGATAAAAAAGCTACTAAAGTCTTTACCCCAGGACCAGAGCAATTGTTTCCAGCAGAGGTTTTTGAGGCTATTAAGCCTTTAATGTTTCACCCAACTATTCTTAAGATTGGTCACAACTTAGGTTTTGATTTAAGTTCTGTTGCTAAGTACTATAACAATACTCCGCCTTCTCAACCATATTTTGATACGTTGATGGCTTCTTTTTTATATGACAATAAGAACCGCGGAAAGCTTGGCCTTGATGACTGTTTACAACGTGAGTTTGGGTTCAGCATGCAAAAAGGTATTGGGCATAAAGTTGAAAACTATTCTTTTGATGAAGTCGCAAAGTATGCCTACCTTGATGCTAAATACACATTTTTACTATGGAAAGTACTTGTAGGTAAATTAGAAGAGTCAGATGTTGTTCGCGTTATGAAGCTTGAAATGGATGTCCTTGAGGTCTTGTGCCATATGAAACTAGAAGGCACTTATATTGATACCGAGTCTTTACAAGAGCTCAATATAACTTTAGATAAAGAGATTGAGGTTGCTAAGACTCACGCTTATAGCGTTGTAGGACAAGTGTTTAACATGAACTCTAACAGTGAGAAGCAGTACCTTCTTTACGGTCCAAAAGAAGAAGGATGCCGCGGCTTAAAGGTAAGCCAGTTAACAGGGTCTGGTCAAAAGCGTGCTATTGAAAAAGGAGTCGACGCGCTTACCCATAAAGATTATTCTATTAATTCAGCCGCGCTCGAAGAGCTTAGGTCTAAAGATGAGTTTGTAGATGCTTTATTAACTTATGCAGATCTTAACAAGATGCAGACTACTTATGTAGTTCCTTATCTTGGCGGTGATGTAGTAAAAACTGTTAATGGTAAGTCTAAGATTGAAACCCGTGAGAGTATGTTGGTCAACGGTAAACTGTACGCAGATTTTATTCAATGGGGTGCTGAGACAGGTCGGTTTTCTAGTCGTAACCCTAACTTGCAAAACATCCCTGCTCCTGAAGATCCTGATAAAGTTCCGGAAGATAAACAGTATGGCCGTATGATTCGTAACTTATTTATTGCCCCAGAGGGTCACAAATTAGTTGTAGCTGATTACTCACAAATTGAGCCTCGCGTCATTGCCGCTATGTCTAAAGACCCTATTATGGTGGACAACTACCTTAACGGTGGGGATATCTATACAACCGTAGGTAATACTATGGGGGTAAACAGAAAAGCAGGTAAGGTGCTTGTTCTCGCTATGGCCTATGGCGTAGGTCCAGATAAGATTTCAAGTCAGATTGGTTGCTCTGTTCCAGAGGCTAAAGCGTTGTTAAATGCGTTTGCTGATAAGTTCCCTTCTATATCTAAGTACAAACAGACAGTAGTTGGGGTGTCTCGCAAAAAAGGGTACGTAACAACCATCATGGGCCGCCGCCGCTATCTACCTGATATTAACTCCAAGGTGATGAAGTTTAGGGCTAGTTCTGAGCGTCAAGCGTTCAACACGCGTATTCAAGGCAGTGCGGCGGACATCATTAAACTTGCTATGATTAGGGCCTACGAGCGGCTACCAAAGGAGGCTAAGTTGATTCTTACAGTGCACGATGAATTGGTTACGCTAGCTCCAGACGCATTTGTAGATGAAACTATTGAGGCCATTCGTGAATCTATGGAAGGTATTGATTTACTTCCAATCCCATTAATAGCGGATATTAAAGTTGTGCAACGTTGGGGAGAGGCAAAATAATGGGATTTTTTCGTCGTAATAGGAAACCTGAATATGAAATTCAACATCACGATGTTCCGCTTAGTACTATGGTTCGCTGGTTTGTACATGACATTGGTTATGGAGAAGACCGCATTGACAGCTTAATAGGGTTAAGCCCTATTAGTGACGAGGGCGTTACTAAAGAACTTGAAGATAGTGATAATCGCCTTTTAGTATTAAGGTCTATTACGCCATTTATTGAAACTATGGCGGAGATAGCTTCTAATACTTTGTCTACTATTGCAGTAAAAGCTGCAGATGAGCAAGGTCAAGAGCTAGCTGCTGATGACGATTCTATAGAGTTACTTAATACTCTTTATTATTCTATAGCGATGTCTTCAATCATTGGCGCTTTTTCAATTGCATCTGCTTTAGGTATTATTGAGATAACAGCAATAGCATCTGAAAACAAAGATATAGAAGGGTTATTCTATGAGTAACGCAGACTGGTGGTCCCGTAAAATAGGAGCACCCGAAGCTCGTCCAGTTATGCCACAGGTTCCTTTGGCACAACCCCAACCTGCTACATACGTACAGCCTCAACAACCGCAATACCCGCCTAGTCAACAAGTGCGCCCTACCGCTGAACGGTGCCCTGGATGCGGTAGCGGTAACTATGGTGGCGCTACTCCTGAGTCTCGTAAACGGTGTTATGATTGCGGTTACCCAATTCAACAATCAGGAAGTGGCGTAGGTCAAGGCATTGTTGGTCAAGGTGGACAAGCTTCTGGCCCTGCTCAACCAGCAAGACAAATACAATCAGGCGGATTTAATCCACAAACGATCATTGGACATATTTAATGAAGATTAGCGGCAACCTTGCAAAACTTATAGTAAACCTTAATAAGAAGATGGGCGATGACACCATTGTTTTAGGGTCAGATATTACAGAATCAGGTAAACGGTTTACCTCAGGTTCCGTATCTTTAGACGTAGCTCTTGGTGGCGGTTGGCCAGCTAACCAATGGCACGAACTTATTGGTGAATCAAGCAACGGTAAAACTGCACTTGCTCTTAAAACTATTGCCGCTAATCAAGCGTCTAATCCTGAGTTTACCGCTGTATGGGTTGCTGCAGAAGAATGGGTTCCTGAGTACGCCGCTATGTGTGGTGTGGACCCTTCTCGTTTATTAGTTATTTCTACTAACATTATGGAGGAGGCTTATGAAGCCGTCATTCAAATTACAGAGTCTCGTGAAATTGATTGTATTGTTATTGATAGTCTCCCTGCCCTCGTTCCTAGCGCGGAAGATGAAAAAGACATGGATGAGTTCACCGTCGGAAAAGGCGCCCTCTTAACCAACAAGTTCTTTCGCAAGGTAGGGAAGGCTTCTAAGAGGTCCCTCACGCGCCCTGAGCGCCCTTTTCTAGGACTTATTGTGAACCAATGGCGGTCTAAGATTGGTGTCATGTACGGCGATCCTCGCACTACTCCAGGGGGTATGGGCAAAGACTATTCATACTTTACTCGTGTAGATGTGCGCCGTGATGAGTGGATTGAGTCTGGCACAGGGCAAGAAAAACGTTTTGTAGGCCAAACTATTAAGTTTAGAGTTATTAAGAATAAATCGGCTGCTCCAAAGCAGGTAGCGTCTGTTGATTTTTACTTTTCTGACGGGGGTACTATTTCAGCAGGAGAGTTTGACTTTGCTAAAGAAGTCTTAGCCATTGGTATTGTTAATAAAGTTATTACTCGCGCAGGTGCTTACTACCGCTACGGCGATAGACAATGGCAGGGCGCAGATGCTATGCTTAGCTCAATACGAGAAGAGATTGAGCTTAAGGAAGACCTTGAACGTGCAGTACTAGCCTCGATTAAAGCGGGGTCTAAGAACGTAAATGAAGAGTAAAGGTCAACGGGAATCTCAAAAGCATGAGGCACGGTTAGCCAAAAAGTTTGACGGGCAGCGCAGCGCTGCTAGTGGGGCTTTTTGGAGTCGTAAAGGTGATGTGCGTTCACGAGATATGCTTATAGAGCATAAGTGGACAGGCAAAGCTTCTTTTACTCTCAAAGCCGCAATTCTAGAAAAGATTGTTACAGAAGCAATACTAGATAGTCGTATGCCCGTACTAGGTATAAGCCTAAACGACAACAACTACATATTACTTACTGAAGATGACTTTGAGGAAATGCGCCAAACACTTCAGGAGTGCCCTTGTACGAAGACACATATCATGATGAAGGCTGGCGATACGACGCCAAATGCCGAGGAATGGACACCGAACTCTGGTATCCCCCAAGAGACAAAACCAAATACAAATCAATAGCCGACATTTCTAAATCCGTTTGCTACGGCAAAGATGGATTACCAGAATGTCCTGTGCGAAAAGAATGTTTATTATATTCAAACAAAATGGATGAGCAACACGGTATTTGGGGTGGCATGAGCCACCGAGAAAGAAACTCGCTTAAGCGTAAAGCTATTAAGCAGGGTATGACGCTTGAGGAATGGATAAATAGATGATAGGTTGCAGTCATGAGTTACAAACCAAGCGGGGCGCTAAAGAAGTTTATCGACGTGGCTAAAAAAGACACGCGTGTATTAGGTTCAGTAGAACGTTATTTACTATCACGTCCTAAAGACAAATCAAGACGCACAGATATGTTGCACCCTTCCGATATGGTTGGTAAAGATTGGTGTTACCGTGCTTCGTACTTTCATTTACTTGGTTACTCGCCTGAATCAACTAGGACTTCTAGTTTACGTTTAGAGACTGTATTTCAAGAAGGCCACGACATTCATCATAAATGGCAAACTTGGTTTAAAGACATGGGTGTTCTTCAAGGTAAATGGTGGTGCGAAGAATGCGGAGAGCTGTTTTGGGGCATGCCAGACTGCCACGACGGTCCGTTACATTACAGAGAAGTGCCTTTCTTTAATGAGGAGTACCGCATTACCGGCCATGCTGATGGTTGGCTTATTGGATTGAACGACCCGCTTATGTTAGAGATTAAATCTGTCGGTGAGGGTACTTTGCGTTGGGAAGCGCCTGACCTATTTGCCGATAACGGTTATGATTTTAATAAAACATGGAAAGGCCTTACTGCACCATTTAAAAAACACATTGATCAAGTTCAAATGTATATGAAACTGGCTGAACTACAAGGGTATGAAAACGTACCTAATGAGGCTGTTATTATCTATGAGGCTAAGCCTAATCAAGAAAGCAAAGAGTTTGTAATACCTAAAAGCGACTGGGGTATCACTCACCTATTTGAAGCTGCTAAGATGATTGTAGAAGCGGTGGCTAAAAAGACGCCGCCAACATGTAATATCGGTATAGACGGATGCGCGAGGTGCAAACATTATGTCAGTTGATTTAATCGTTTCAGGAGTCAGTGATTCAATAATTAAAGTATTAGAGTCCCAAGGGCTTCCTATCAGACGTAGCTTAAACATCGACGTGCCCTCGTTTCCTATAGATATTACTGCTGTAGACGATAAAGTACTTATGGAGCTAGCCCGCGCTTATATGGAAAACTATAACTTCCTTATTACTCAGGTAGCCTGTGCAGAACTAGCAGTTACCGAAACGGAAAATATGTATGATCAAGAAGAAGCAAAGCTTTTACTTGTAAAGTCTTCAGACCCAAAGCTTAAAGCTACAACCATCAAAGCCATGATCCTTACGGACTCAAATATGCAGGATATGTTTCAAGGGTTAATGCAAGCCAAGGCTTATCATAAGCTTCTTAAAACCATGCAGGACAATCTTGAGCGGTATTACCAGCTTACAAGCCGTGAGCTAACGCGACGTACGTCCTCTATGAAGTCTAGGTTTTAATGAAAGTATTTCAAAAAGGCGTTGTAAACAAATCAAATCCTGTTTACTTAGGCATTGATCAGTCTTACAGCGGTTTTGCAATAGTAGCCTTCCAAAATGGAAACTATTATTGCGAGGTGTATAAGTCAGACAAACGCGGCATAGACAGGTTAGCTGACATACAAGCGCATGTGATGAACTGGCTACATGAGTTTGATAAAGTAAAAGACGTTGCTATGGAGGGCTATGCTTTTGGCTCCCAAATGGCTAATATGCTGGGAGAGCTTGGGGGTATGGTTAAGCTAACCCT